ACAACAGTTCAAACATGGGTTTGTTTGGAAGGAGATAAAAAATGAAAAAGAGTAAATACATGGCCAAAGGCGGTAGTATGAAAGGCACTAAATATATGGCTAAAGGCGGAGCTGCTTTGATGAGCGAAATGAAAGCGAATCCAGGTATGGGCAATATGCCAGCATCTGTAAAAATGGCTTTAGGTGGCGATATAGCAAAAATAAAGAGCACAAAAGGCATGGCTAAAGGTGGCGGTATGAAAGGCACCAAATACAGAGCAAAAGGCGGAAAAAGGTAAAACTTTTTTAATTAAATAAGGTGGCGTATTTAATATCGAATATCCCGCAGTTTAAATGCTGGATAAGAAAAGAGTTTACAACTAATCATCAACATGGGCATGGTGAGTATTTGCATGCCTTGGCTTTTGCAGTCAACACAATCCCGGACAGATCTCTCTCCTTCCAAGTAGTATTTACAGGTTGTGAAACTGATTTTGAGGGCTATCCTGATGAAAATGTGCACGGTGGAGCCATGTGGGCAAGGATGCCAATACAAGCACTTATAGGCGATATACCTTTGCCAGAGTGGCCAAAATCAATGGAAGATCATTTGGCGCAACCGTGGGACTGTTTGAGTCATCATCATAGCGTGGTTATTTTAGATAGAGTTAGCTCAAGCCCATGGTACTGCAAGATAGGCGGTGAGTTTTACATGGGCAAATACATGTTTACCGTTGATTATACCGAGCACTCGATCGCAGACGATCCTGCACAACACAAACAAAGTCATGTGCTATACTTGACTGACGCTGGTGAATACACTGGTAATTTTGTTGCTTTACCAAATAATCGCGTTAGAGCAACTAATCCAGCCTTATGGAGAACAGGTGAAGGACCACCAGATTTTTCTCCATCACAGTGGGTTCATTCAGCTGAGGCACATGAGAGTTATACAGATCCAGTAATTACATTTGACAATTTATATGCCTCAGAGGAAGATAAGGATTAATTATGGCATTATCTGGAAGTAAAGATTTTGAATTAGACGTAGCCGACTATGTTGAAGAGGCTTTTGAGCGTTGTGGCTTAGAGCTTAGAACAGGTTACGATTTGAAAAGCGCAACAAGAAGCCTAAATCTTATGCTTGCTGAATGGGCAAACCGCGGTTTAAACCAATGGACAGTAAAAGAAAAAACACTTGATATGGTAAAGGACAGCGCTACTTATAATATTGACAGTACAAATGCTACAGCGCCTATAGATGTATTAGATGTTTTTATAAGAGAAACTGTTGGCACTGAAACTACAGATTTACCACTTACAAAATTAAGTAGAGCTGAGTACGCACACATAACAACGAAATCTAGCACAGGCAAACCAAACCAATATTTTATAAACAAACAAACAACACCAACCATTAAAGTTTGGCCAACGCCAGACAAATCTAGCACTTATGTTGTGCACATGAATGTACTAACAAGGATGGATGATGCGGATGCTGGCGCTAACACACTAGATATGCCATTTAGGTTTTATCCATGTTTAGCTGCTGGATTAGCTTACTATATGTCTTTGAAAAGAGCGCCAGAGAGAACAGGATTGCTAAAAGGATTGTACGAGGAAGAGTTTCAAAGAGCACTGTCAACAGACGAAGACCGGGCATCATTTAATATTACACCTAACTTAAGGAGTTACAATAACGCATAATGGCTTTTGCATCTGGTAAAAATTCATACGGTATTTGCGATATTACTGGTTTCAGATACAAGTTGCGTGAAATGCGTAAAACTTGGGATGGTTTGTTAGTAGGCCCTGACCAGTGGGATGCTAAACACCCACAGTTGCAACCAAAACCATCTGCTGTAGATCCACAAGCAGTTAAAGACCCTAGGCCTGACACCGCAGACGACAACTCTAAATTTTTGGTGTATACAAATGTTGGTGATGGGAAATTAGGTAGTTTGCTTACAACTTTTTCTGTAAGCTCTGGTGTTGGCGAAGTAACGGTGACAACATGAGTTTTACATTAGCTACATTAAAGACAGCAATACAAGATTATCTTGAGGTATCTGAGTCAACGTTTACTACACAATTACCGACTTTTATACAAGAGGCAGAGGATCGTATATTTTCTTTTGTACAACTGCCTGAACAAAGAAAGAACGTACAAGGTACTTTGACTACAGGTAATCGTTTCTTAGCTACACCAACAGATTTTTATGCACCGATGAGCTTGGCTTTAATAAGCTCGTCAACATACGATTATCTAGATTTTAAACATCCGTCATTTATTAAAGAATATTCATCTGGCACTACGAGAAGTACGCCTAAATATTATTCTTTATTTGACGATGCGGCTTTTGAGGTTTCGCCTATACCTGATGCAGATTATACGGTTGAACTTCATTATTTACATAAACCAGTCTCTTTGACTGCTGGTAGCGACTCTGGCACGACATTCTTATCGACGGACTACAGCGATGCATTGCTGTATGGTTCTTTGGTGGAGGGTGCAATCTTTTTAAAAGAACCTGCTGACGTTATCGCACAGTTAGAAGGGCGTTTTAAGGAGGCGATAGCTAGAATGAAAAACACATCAGAAGGTCGTGGTACACGCGACGAGTATAGGTATGATTCAGTTCGCTCTAATGTGAGCTGATGAGTAGAATAGAATCTTTAGAGGGCAAAAGTATTGCTCTAGTCGGACTTGGCATATCGCAAGTTGATTTTGCCATAGGTTTACAAAACGGTAGAACGTGGGACGAGGTTTGGTGTATCAATTCAGCTGCGTCAACATACCCATGTGACCGCATATTTATGTTAGATCCTGCGAGTAGGTTTTTTGATACCGACGATGCAGGCAAACAAACGTCTGTTATGTGTAGAGTTCTGCGAGAAACGCAGACGCCAGTTTACACCTGTGAGTTAGATCCTAGAATTAACAACCCTGTGATGTATCCTGTTGAGGATGTATGCAATGCGACAAAATGCGCATATTTAAACAATACAGTAGCTTATGCTATTGCTTATGCTTTATATAATAAAGTAGGCAGATTAGATCTATTTGGTATAGATTTTTCGTACAAAGAAAATATGCACTTCGCAGAGGCGGGCAGAGCTTGTGTTGAATTTTGGATTAGTAAATGCATGAGCGAAGATATACTTATTGGTATTAGCGGTAGATCTACAGTGTTGGATTCTAATGTTCCAGGCACAGAAAAACTTTACGGTTTCCATAGATTAGACAAGCCACTTGTAGCTGTGCCGCACGAAGGACGATTTATTATTGGCCCGTATGAAGATATTAACAAACAGTTAGAACAATACGGACTCAAGATTGATGAGGATGTGGTACCACCAGAGCCATACAAAGGATGAGTGCAAAAAGCGATTTTGTTTTAGGAAAGGTTGGCGTGACAACAACCGAAGGCAAAGGACATGATCCAGAGTTTTGGGCAGCTCAAGCTACAAAGAAAATATGTGACATATCTGACAGTGCTCCTGACCATATCAAACAGCAGGCTTTGGCTTTTCAAAACCAAGTTTATACTGTAATCTTATATACTATAAAAAATGCAATTAAGTCGCAAAATACGACTTATGCAAATTTGTTAGAAAAACAAGGCCACAGCGACATGGCTAAAATATTGAAGGAGCTATAATGGCAATAACATCAGCAATATGTACAAGCTTTAAACAAGAGTTGTTAGTCGGCACACATAACTTTACAGCGTCTAGTGGTAATTCATTCAAACTGGCTTTATACACTAGCTCTGCAACATTAGGAGCAGGCACGACAGCTTTTGTCACAACAGGGCAAGCAAGTGGCACAAACTATACATCTGGAGGTTCAGCACTAACAAGCGTAACTCCAACTACATCTGGAACGACAGCTGTGTGCGACTTTGCAGATTTAACCTTTAGTAACGCTACGGTTACAGCAAGAGGATGTTTGATCTATAACGACACACAATCAGACAAAGCTGTAGCAGCGATTGATTTTGGTGGAGATAAAACCTCAACCGCAGGAGATTTTACTATAGTGTTTCCTAGCGCTACTGCGACTGGCGCGATCATTAGGTTAGCATAGATGTCGCCTTATGCCGCTATCAAAACTTAATTTTAAGCCTGGTATAAACAAAGAGGAAACCGATTACTCCAACGAAGGTGGTTGGGTAGACGGCGACAAAATTCGTTTTAGAAAAGGTCGAGTCGAGAAAATAGGCGGTTGGGAAAAACTTTCACCAGATACCCTAGTTGGTTCTGCAAGAGCATTACATTCATGGATTTCTCTCGGCGGTAACAAATACTTAGGTATTGGCACAACCAATAAATACTACATTGAAGAAGGTGGTGCATATAACGACATAACCCCAATTAGAAAAACCACTACTAACTCGGCTACATTTGCAGCCACAAATGGATCTTCAACCTTGACGGTAACAGATAGCGCTCACGGTGCTGTTAATGGTGATTTTGTTACATTTTCAAGTGCTGTGAGCTTAGGTGGTAATATAACAGCAACAGTTATAAATCAAGAGTATCAGATCACATTAGTTACAGGCACTAATACTTACGAGATTACCGCAAAAGATACAAGCGGAGCTACAGTCACCGCAAATGCTAGTGATTCAGGTAATGGTGGCTCATCAACTGATGCAGTATATCTTTTAAATTCAGGCTTAGATGTATTCGTGCCGTCTACTGGGTGGGGTGTAGGAGCTTGGGGTGCTGGATCATGGGGATCTGCTACCGAGCTATCAGACACAAATAATCTGCGTTTATGGACGCATGATAATTATGGAGAAGATTTAATCATTAATCCAAGAGCAGGCGGTATATTTAGATGGATAGAAAACGATGGCGTTAGCACCAGAGCAGTAAATTTAGCAACTACAAGTGGAGCTAACTTGGTACCAACCAAGGCTTTGCAGGTAATAACCTCTGAAACAGATAGGCATTTGATCGTTTTAGGTGCTGATCCTATTAGCAGTGGCTCAAGATCAGGCGTGTTAGATCCTATGTTGATTGCATTTAGCGATCAAGAAAACCCATTAGAGTTTGAGCCATTAGCCACTAACACTGCTGGATCACTAAGATTATCTTCTGGTTCTGCAATAGTGGGTGGTTTAAAAGCAAGACAAGAGGTGTTGATTTGGACTGATACCTCGCTTTACTCGATGAATTTTATTGGACCGCCTCTTACCTTTGCCGTCAATCTTATAAACGAAGGCGCAGGTTTAATAGGACCAAAGGCTGCTACAAACTCACCGCGAGGTGTTTATTACATGTCCAAAAAAGGTTTTTACTTCTACAACGGCTCAGTCCAAAAACTACCATGTAGCGTACAAGATTATGTATTTTCTGATCTCGATGATACGCAAGCTTTTAAGTGTTTTGCTGGTTTAAATGAAGAGTTTTCTGAGATTTGGTTTTTTTATCCATCAGTCACCGATAACGAAACTGAAATATCCAGATACGCAATATACAACTATGAAGAAGGTTCATGGAGTATTGGCACGCTAGAGCGTTACAGCTGGTTGGCCGCAGGCGTATTAGACAAACCATTAGCAGCTGGTGAAGAAAGCTCAACTAAGCGCATCTACGAGCACGAGAAAGGGTTTAACGACGATGAAAGCGCTATGGATGGTGTGTTTGTTGAATCAGCTGATATAGATATTGCAGACGGCGATAGATTTGTGTTTTTAAAACGTATCTTGCCTGATATATTGTTTGTGAATCAGATAGGCACAAGCCAAAGTCCAGCAATAAATGTTGTGGTTAAGAGACGAGATTTTAACAATCAAACACTGGCAACAGACTCAACGACACAGATAACACCTAATTCAACTTTTGGATCTTTGCGGTCGCGAGCTAGGCAGTTTGTATTGCGCTTTGAATCAGACGACGATAATGCGGTCAATGACAGAAAAAATTACAAGTGGAGGCTTGGCAGCACTAGAGTAGAAATACAACCATCCGGGCGTAGATAATGAGTAAATTATTACCAACCCTGTTGCCAAGAGCTAGTGGCGAAACCGTTTCAGCAGATACTTTTAATAGATTAATTAGAATTTTAGAAATAAACCTAGGTTCTGTTGATCCAGACAGCATAAAATCGTTTAACTCCACAGACCTTAGTGAGTTGCAATTTGCCACCGGTGCTATTATATTTAACTCAACGACAGAGGTTCACCAAGCCTTTGATGGAACGCAGTTTAGAAACCTGTATGAGCATCAAACTTATTTAACAGGAATCTCTGCAACAATGAGTATAGGAGCAGTAACAGTAAGCACACCATGATAAGCGAAAGACTACAACAAAGAATAGCAAATCTGACAGGTGACTCTGCTGTGAAAGACATGGCAATGTCTAAAGGGCCTATATCAAATCGGGATAAAGAATTAGCTAGTTTTCTTGTATCTCCATCATTAACACCTGAGCAAGAGCGTGTAGCAAAAAGAAATGCAGAACGGTTTAATGTTGAGCCTAAGGGTGGTTTTACCAGCATGAACGTAGATCCACGGTTTTTAAAATCGTTTCCTGGTGATAGCATGGCAGAGATATCATCCGATCCTAAAGGCGCTTTATCTAATCGTGACATGCAAATGGGTGCAGCAATGTCGGGTCTTAGCAGAGCGAAAGGAGCTCTTTCAAATCGAGATGCTGCAATTGTAGAGCAGTTGTTAGAAGATCAGCAGCGTGCTGGTGTGTCGGTAGAAGACAAAGAAACTCTAGAGTCTATGTTACAAAGAGCACAACAATCAAGTATGGCTCCCATGTCACAGATAGCCCAAGAGTTAGCCATGCAAGGCGAAGGCGAAGATACGCAGTTAGCACATTTGCGTCCTGGCGAAGTTGTGCTACCACCAGAGTTTTTTGAAGATGCTAAGTTTGAAAAAGCTGTAGAAAATAAGTTTAAGCAAGCAGGCATAGATCCTGAACAAGCAGTAGTCGGTGTAGGTATAGCAAGTCTAAATGAAATGACAGGCTTAGAGCAATTTGGGTTTTTCAAAAAAATAGGCAAAAGTTTAAAGAAAGTCGTAAAAAAAGTTGCACCGATAGCTTTACCTTTATTAATACCCGGTGTGGGCGGTGTTCTAAGTAAAGGCTTAAGTTCTGTTGGTAGTGCTTTGGGCATACCAAGTGGTATAGGCTCAAGCGTATTAGGTGGCAAAGGTGTTTTAGATACTATTGGTGGTATCCGAGGTGGTATTGGTAGTTTGCTTGGAGGTGGGGGTGGCGGACAAACAGACGTGTCTCCACAGAGCGATGTCATCGGTACGCTAGACGGCAAGCCTTTGACAAGATCAGATATAAAGAATTTAACACCCGATCAGATAAACAGGATGCAAATAACTCAAGCAACGCAAAACGATAAAAGCATTATGCAGTTTCTTAGCTCTAAATTATTACCACAAGGCTTAGAAAATGCCTTGGGTACTGGTACAAGTGGCG